CTACTGTAAGATAAACCTCATTTTTCTTGGCGATGGTAAGGTCAGTCATAACCCCTCGTAAATCTTTGCCATTCGATGGCATTCTTTATTTGGTACGTTCGATTTAATATAACTTTTAGAATACTCTCAAGATAATCTAACATTATCTGATAGTAATCTATCTTAGCTACACACTTTATAAGATCTTCGTCTGCGTCAAAATATTTGTCTAGATCTGCTTTTAAAACTTTATAATCAAATGGTTTATCAACATATACTTCAGGTGCTGCCTTACCAGTATAGTATTGCCATTTTTCTTTTCTTAAGATTTTAAACTGAGTCTCCTGAGCTTTTTTAAGAGTTAAGATATTATTGTATATCTTGTAGTACTTTGCATGTAGAGCTGGTACTCTTGTTGACTCTGAATGTAAAAGATCATTATCAATTATAGAATCCTTTTCCCAAAGTTCCTGTATAAATTCAAGATTCATTCCTTACTAAACTCTCCACATCAAAAATAGTATATTTAAAAGAGGCTGTCGCCATAATATAATTTATATCAGTTGCATTAGCAGTAAAATCAACAGGTGTCAGAGATGTTGGAAACAATCCTTTGAAATTTACTTTAGCAACTGCGTTGAAACTACTGTTGTAGATCAACAATGAACCATCAGAATAAGCACCACCTTCTGGATCTGCTGGATTAACCTCTAGAGGTATAGACTCTCCAATGGATTCTGGATAACCAAGTTGTCTCATCCAAGTATCAATCTGCAAATAGTTCTCTAGATTTTCATCAATAAAGAATTCAATATCTAGATCATTAAATGTTATCTTATCGCCAGGAACGGGAATATCCTTTAGATAAGTAGCTTGAACTGCCACTCCAAGATTAATGCCTGGAATATTTGCAGACTGTGAGAAAAAATCTACCTTGGGAGCTTTAGTTAGACTAAACTTAAATCCTGCCGGGGATAGAAAGTTTCTATTCTTTAATTGTTTATCCCAAGCACTTGGTTGAGCCATGGTTTTTACTTTTATTTATCTTGTAATTCAGGGTCTTCACATTCAGGACTGATACTCTCTACCATTGTTCCACCAACATCAGATCCAGCATCCATTCCCATCATCGTCGCAGCACCAGCAAGAACCCACCCAACAAAGGGAATACCAGTAACACTAGGGGCCACAGCAGCACCAACACTAGCACCGACCATTCTACCTGTTCCTTTTCCTGCACCGATTGCTTCAATACAGGCTTCTGATTTACCTGTTCCTGTGGTAGCTTGAACAGCCGCAGTCCCAACACTCGCTGCTGGGTATGATTTTCTTTCCGTAATGGTGTTATTACCCAATCCCAGAAAGCCACCTTTCTTCTTTATATTCCGTTCCACACGGGACATCTTGGGATCATGGGAACGATAGTTGATCCAATATCCATCTTTACCTGCCTTTATTTCATAGGAAGTGTACTGACTAACAGGTACATTTACTACAGGGAACTTACTTTGTCTAGAGATCATCCCAATCATACCAATATGACTAAGACCTAATACCGTCCCTAAACTAATTGTGAACCACTTATTCATAATCATAACATGAGTCATATTATATAGGCATAAAAAAAGAGACCCCGTAGGGTCTCTTTGATTAATCCGTGTACCGAATCACATCAGGTTCTGAACCTTAACACGACGGTAGTAACGGTTTGAGTTAGCAAGTAAGCGTCCAAGACCTTGGTTGGAAACGTTTCCTTCAGCGAAGGGGTTAGCAACGATTCCATAACGAGTCTTAAAGCCAATTTTTGGTTGGAAGGTGTCCTGACCAACTGCACGAACCATCTGTAGAGGAACGTATGGGCAGTAGAACACACCAGCGTCATAAGGGTTAGATCCCTTGTAACCAACAACGTAGTACTGGTTAGCGTCGTTGTTTGCAGCGAATGGGTCGATGTAAACTTTGTACTTACCAGCCAATGTTCCAGCAAATGTATTGCCAGTGTCATCAACGTTAAGGTTAGCGTTAAGAGCAGGTGTATAATCTAGGATACCAGCCATTGTAAGGGCACTAGCAACGTCTGCAGAGCAGAGGACAACGTTGCCCTTTCCGCGACGAGTTCTTTGTGCGATCTGGTTAGCATCTCTTTCGATCTGGAACAGAAGTCCTTTGAACTTCTCAACTGACCAACGACCATTACTGTCAACGTCTAAGTCGAAAGCACCGGCAGTTGCAGTATTAATTGTTGCACCTTGTTCTGCAGACTTGTAGATAGTACGGATAACTTCGCGGTTGATCTCAGCAAGAATCTCTGTGGAGAGAATGTTTGCGAGTTCAGACTCAGCGTTTAGTCCGTGGATAGCTTTCAAGTCCTGAGCAAGTTCTAAACTGTACTCAGCTTTTAGCGCACGAGATTTCGCAGTAACTGTTACTTTCTCGATGGAGAACGCCATTTCTTGGAAATGGTTTCCAGCAGCATCACCTAATGCTTCTGCGTCTCCTGTGTTCATACCTTGTCCTACGTCGTAGGCAGAGGTTGTTGCGGAACCAACTGGGTTAAGAACAGATGGGTTAGTACCAGACTGTGAAGTAGTACCAAAACCAGCAGCGGTATCGGAGAATCCTCCAGTGAGGGTTTCGCCGCTGTTCTGTCCTGAAAATGCTGAATCTGGCTCATCGAACAGAGCTTCAGTTCCACTCTGGTTGGTGTAGCGAGAACGCATTGCGAAGATAAGTCCTGTTGGACCACTCATTGGTTGTACGCCAGCGAGGTCATAAGCGACCAAGTTAGGCATTGCACGACGAATCAATGAGATAAGTACAGGGTCGAAACCTGCAACTGGACCAGCAGCGGTAGAAGAACCACTAAAACCAGCTGTACCAGCTGAGTTAGTAGGTGAAGCTTCTCCGAGGAACTGTTGCTCTTCGCGGAGCATTTGTTCTTGGTTCTCAAGTAGGACTGCAGTTACATTCCTACGGTGCGAATCTTTTATTGGATCTACTCCCTCGTAATCGAGGAGAGGTGCCCATTTTTCTGTTAGGGCAGAGTAATTGATGTTTTGTTGCATCGTTTTATACGGTGTTAATTAATTTGAGATATTCACTTCCTATTAACACGTCCAAGAGCTTCAAGGTAAGTAGCCATGGAACCAGTAGCTGGCTCAACATGTTCTGCTTCTTCTTTCAGTTCTTGAGGTGCGCTCGTAGAGGAACTAGTCTTTCCTCCTTTGAAGTATGACTCCTTAAGAGTTTCTAGTTTTCCACGATAGGCTTCTTCACTTTCAAACTCAACACCTTCAGCAAGACTTTGTAGTTTTTCCTTTTGGGATACTGCAAGTCCTTCTGCAACATTATTAAAGACAGTCTGAGCAGTTGACTCACCAAGTTTTTGATTAAGTGCAACGTTCTTTTCTATCTGCTCGTTGAGCTTTGTCTCCATTTCATCAAGCTTGTCTACCATATTCTCTAGAACATCATATTTATCTTCAGGTAATGATACATAATGATCTTCAAAAAGCTTTTTCATGCCGTCTAAGAATGATTCAGTCATTTCGGCTTTGATGCCGCTCTCGACTGCTAACTTGTTCTCTTGTAACCATTCGTCGGCAACGTACTCAAGGTATGCATCAGCACGCTCTGTAAGTCCTACCTTGATTTCGGCGACTTCTTCGTTGAGCTTCTTATCATACTCTTCGTTGAGTTGATTTTCGATATCAGTAATCTTAGCGTTTATGGAAGCTTCAAAGATTGTCTTTGCCTTTTCCTTAAACTCTTCAGATAACTCTTCCCCAGCAAGAAGTGCGTTAACATCTTCTTCGATGGCAGCGTTAAGGTCAACCTTTGTCTCGTCTTCCTTAGAAACTGTTTCGTCTTCGACGATGGCTTCCACCTTCTCGTCTTCTTTGACTTCAGCTTCTTCGTAAGAAACTTTTCCTTTTGAAATAGTTGGCATAGCGTCAGCCTTCCCACCGTTTTTAGTAACTACATCCTTGACCTGTTTAATGGTCTGGGTTGGAGTCTTTAGTTTATTAGACTCGTCATCAGGCTTCGAGTTCTGGGGTGTAGGACCTCCCAGATCTTCTACTGCTTGAGAACTTTTTACATAATCGCTAGGAGTTGAAGGCATTGGATCGCCTTTACTAGCGTTAGCGTTAACAGCAGTGTTGGATTGCTTTGTGCCTACTTCCATTTCTTGTAAATCTCCACGAGACATTTGAACTCTCCGGCGTAATACGGGTTAGATATCGTAATCTGTATTTATTTATTAAATCAAAGATTTGATAGGAAGTTTTGGAACAATTCCAGCTTCTTCTCATCAAGTTCTTGACTTGTCACTAATGTATTTATAGTTTCTTGGGTCTTCTCAATGGCAGACTCAACTACTTCTTCAGGCTCTTTGACTGCAACTGGTTCTGGAGTTTCCTCCTTGACAACCAATTGAGCCTCACGAGCCTTAAGAAGGCCAGCTTCCCAAACCCAATCAACTCCTTCCATAATACCATTGACAAAAGCGTCAGGGGCAGAAGGATCTGCTACTATATCAGCAGCAGTTGCGAGCATGAAGTCTTCACCAACGACTTTGTATCCTTCGTTAGTGTCTCTTAGACTACCCATGCCTCTAGAAGAAACTCCAAGTTGTACGCCTTCCTCAAGAAGATTCTTGGCGATAACACCCATTGGGGTTTCTAAAAGCTTTGCTTTACCTACAAAATTATTTCCTTCTGCATGAAGGTCAATAATCTTATGAGATACTCTGTCCAAATTAACAGTTGGACCGTCTGGATGACCTAGCTCTCCAAGAGCTCGACCTTTAGCTACAAACTCTTCACAGTACCTATTAACTTCTTTTGCAAGAACTTCTGTAGGATAGAATCGACCATTCCTATTCTTAAGGTTACCTTGTAAAAAAGTACCCTCAATAAACATAGACTTCTTGCCTTCCTTTTCTTCGACAAGAACTTTACAGGTTTCGATCTCTTCTCTAATGAGTTTCATTTTTAAGCCTCAGGTTTTTCTTCTTCGGTCTCATTATCAGGTGTCTCCACTTCAGCAGTAGGAGTTTCAACTTCTGGTTCAGTTTCAACAACTTCAGGAGCTTCAGCATCTACAGATGCTTCAGGTTCTGTTGCATCAACTTCAGTCTCAACCTCAGTTTGAGGTTCTTCTTGTCCCCATTGAGGACCACCAAACAATGAACCAGTCACAGTTGGTTTTATGCCGTCAATATTTTCTGCTGACTTAGCATAAAGAAGATCTTTGATCTTATCATGTACATCAGATGCAGAATCATCTTTCGCAATCA